CGGCAAACCCGATGTCGCACCTGTCATTGTCGCGGCTCCGCCTGAACTCCGGAGCACGCCGGTCAGTGAGCAGAAAGTCGATGCACCGGCACCGTCGCGCAAGCCCAGGCGGTCCGCCACTTGAGCCTGAGCTATCTCTCCGTCTGCTCAGGGATCGAGGCGGCGACCGTCGCCTGGCATCCCCTGGGCTTCCGGCCGCTGGCTTTCTCCGAGATCGAGCCTTTCGCAAGGGCGGTGCTCACCCATCACTATCCTGATGTGCCGCTGCATGGCGATTTCACGCGGCTACGCGACGAGGACTGGATCGCCGGGGCCGACATCCTGGTGGGCGGAACGCCATGCCAGGGTTTTTCGATCGCGGGTCTTCGCCGCTCTCTGGACGATGCCCGTGGAAACCTCACCCTCGAATTCCTGAGGCTCGCCGATGCCATCGATGAACGCCGCGCCGAACGGAACCTCCCGCCCTGCATTATTGTCTGGGAGAACGTCCCCGGCGTCCTCTCGGTTCGCGACAATGCCTTCGGCTGCTTCCTCTCAGGGTTATCTGGGGAGGACGCCCCCTTCGTTCCGCCACGGGGAAAATGGACGAACGCGGGTGTGGCTCTTGGACCCGCGCGCACAGTCGCATGGCGGATCCTCGACGCCCAATTCTTCGGCCTGGCCCAACGGCGCCGTCGTGTGTTCATTGTCGCAAGTGCTCGAAAGGGGTTCGATCCCGCGGCGGTTCTTCTTGAGTTCGAAGGCCTGCGCCGGGATACTCCGCCGCGCAGAGAAAAGGGGCAAGACGCTGCCGCCTGCGCTGCATCAGGCACTGACGAGCGTCGCAGCCACTGGGACTGCATAGAGCATCCACACCCGACCCTGAACCAGTCGCTCAACACGGGCGCAATCGGCTACAGCAACCAGGAGCTCTTTAGCCAGCGCGGCGCGGGACTCGTCGGCGAGGCTTCGACGGGCGATGTCTCGCACTGCCTCAACGCCGGCGGCATGGGGCGACAGGATTACGAGACCGAGACGCTGGTCACCCACGCGCTTCGCGGCGAGGGCTTCGATGGCAGTGAAGATGGTACGGGCAGAGGTACACCGCTGGTGCCGGTCGCCTTCTCGGCCAAGGATCACGGCGCCGATGCCACGGAAGACCTGTCGCCAACGCTGCGGGCCATGCCGCATCACGAAAGCCATGCCAATGGCGGAGGCCAGATGGCGGTTGCCGTGCCCCTGCTGGAAGTCGGAAAGCGCACTGGACCGTCATCGACCGATGACATGCGGGCGGGGCTCGGCGTCGGGGAGGATGGGGACCCGATGTTCACGTTGCAGGCCGGAGCCCGTCACGGTGTCGCGGCCTATGCCTTTCAGCCAAGAATCGCCCGCAATGGACGAGGCGACATGGGCGACCTCGTCAATGCCCTCACCATGTCGGGTGAGACGGGGAAGGGCGATACCGCGCCCTGCATTGCATCGCCGATGATGGTGCGCCGGCTGACGTGCGAAGAGGCGGAAAGACTGCAAGGTTTTCCGGATCGATATACGGCGATCCCGTGGCGTAACAGGCCTGCCTCCGAATGCTCCGACGGCCCGCGCTACCGCGCCCTCGGCAATTCCATGGCGGTGAACGTGATGCGCTGGATAGGTGTACGCATCAAGGCGATGGCCGAGGCGGCTGAAGAGGGAGATCGGTGCGATGACTGCAAATCTCCGTGATCCATCCGTCGGCCTCGACGCCGCGACCGGTGGCACGGTCACCGGCTGGGACCATGTCATCCAGTCGCTACGGGACATATTCGACACGCGCTTCGGCTCGCGCATCATGCGCGAGTGGTATGGGTCCTTCGTCCCGAATCTTCTGGGCCGTCTCATCACGCCCGACGAGGTGGTGCCGTATTTCGCGGCCATCACGTCCGCGATCGAGCAGTGGGAGCCGCGCTTCCGGGTGACCCGCATCGAGGCGGTGAAGGTCACGCGCGACGGGCAGCTCCATGTGTTTCTCGAGGGCGAGTACCGGCCGCGCGCCGTTTACGGGGATTTTACCGCCGCCGGCGCCAGGAGGCTCGACGCCTACACCAATCCGGACGGCATGCTGATCGAGGAGAGGCTTTCGCAATGAGCCGTTTCACCGCCATCAACCTCTCGGGCCTTGCTCCGCCTGACATCATCGAGACGCTGGACTACGAAGTGATCGTCACCGCGATGCGGAACGATCTCGTGGAACGCTTTCCGCTCATCGCGGGCGTGATCGACCTCGAGAGTGAGCCCGCCCGCAAGCTGATCGAGGCGTTCGCCTATCGGGAGATGGGTCTCCGCGCGCGCATCAACGATGCGGCACGGGCTGTGCTGCTCGCCTCTTCATTTGGTACGAACCTCGATCATCTGGGCGCGCTGTTCGCCACCGCGCGGCAGGAGGGCGAGAGTGATTCACGCTTCCGCCGCCGCATCCAGCTGGCACCCGAGGCCTTCTCGGTCGCGGGTCCCGAGGGTGCCTATCAGTATCATGCGCTAACCGTCGCACCCTGGGCGCGCGATGTCTCGGCAGTCTCGCGGCGGCCGGGCGTGGTGCGCGTCACCGTTCTGAAGGAGGGCGCCGACCCGATGCCCACGCTCGCCGAGCGCGAGGCTGTGCGGCTTCATCTCGGCAACGAGGCAATCCGCCCGCTCACCGATGTGGTCGAGGTGCTCGCACCCATTATCCGGCGCACCCGGATCGTTGCGAGGCTTACGCTCTATCCCGGACCCGATGCGCAAGTGGTGCGCCAGCGCGCACTCGCCGCCGTCACATCATGGGTCGAGAGGAACCGCATGCTCGGCATGAACCTTCGGCGATCGGCGCTCTATGCCGCGCTTCACCACGAAGGCGTCCATTCGGTCGACCTCGTGTCACCGGCAGAAGATCTGGTTCTCGATGTGACCGAGGTCTACGCCGTCGAGGCCATCGAAGTGACTGTTAGTTCGATCCGCGATGAGTGACGGCATGACGAGGCAGACGCTGCTTCCGCCCAACCACACGGCTTTCGAGGAGGCCTTCGACCTCGCCGGCGCGCAGATCGATGAGCTCGCGGTCGAGATACCGAAGCTGGTGCGGCCAGGGGAAATCCCGGCCACGCATCTTGCCTGGCTGGCCTGGGGCCTGTCGGTTGATCTCTGGGAGCCAGAGTGTTCAGGGGAGAAGCACCGCACGCTGGCGGCACGCGCGCTGCCAATGCATGCCCGGAAGGGCACGCAGGCCTCGATCGCCGAGCACATCCGCATCATGGGTGCGGATCCGCGCCGCTTCATCGTGCCGCCGGCCAAGACTTATCTGATGGAGGGCCTCACGGAGGAAGAGCGGCAGGCCTTCCTCGCACGGTTTCCGCAGTTGCGCATCTATCCCTTCGTCGCGCGGGGCACGTACCGCTTTGCGCATTTCACGTCAGCGGCTTTCGGGAAAGCCAAAGCATTTCTTGACGCCTCTTGCATCAAGGACGTCGGGGCGTGGTCGAGGTTCATTCGCACGGCGAAACTCTGGGACCGGGGCGAGGAGACGACGCTGACCGTGCGAGCCGTGACGCCGGAACGCGTGGGCACTGAAAATGCCGTGGCATTCGATGAGGTGGTGCTGGGCGCGAAGCCGACGAAGGCCCTGCATCTCGGCGCCCCGCCCAGGGCGAGGGCATTCCTGGTCGATGACTTCGGCGTGGCGCAGCGGCTGTTCCGAATCCCGCGCGACGCCCGCTACGATTACCGGCTGGGCCGCGAGACCTACACGACCGCCTGGCCCAATGCCGACCTCGTCGACGTCCGCCCGCAGAATGTCGCCGAGAGGCACGATGGACAGCCGAACGCTCTCTACGCGGCGAAGCGCCAGTTCATCCAAGGGAAGCATCTGCCGCCGACGATCTCGTGGCGCTTCATCTATGAGCGCTGGCATGTTCACGATCCCGCCCGGGTCCCCGATGTCCGCATCCGATCGACGCATCTCGGGCTCACGCGGCTTGGGATGCCGCCATATCATGCCGAGGTCCGCATGCGGATCAAGGGCATGCTGGCGCCGCGCACGGCAGGACCCTTCGTCAACGGCTACCTGATGACGGGCAATCGCAAACCCATCGCGGATGTTCGTGAAGCAGTCCGCGTCTCGAAGTCACTTCGGGACCGGATCCTGCTCGACACCAGGACCTGGCGTTTCCCGCGCGCGGGCGACCGCCTCAAGGTCGGAACGGTGACACTCGGACGCTTCATCGAAGCATAGAAGGAATAACGTCGTGGAAAGCCAGGTAATCTTCAGGGACCGGCAAGAGCTGCAGTCCGCCGACCTCAACAACGTGCAGGACTTCACCCGTGCGTCCGTCGACCACATCGTCAAGGATGCCATCGACGGCGGCAAGGCCTATTCAGGCTTCACGGCCTCCAAGACCGCCGCGACCGAGATCACGCTGTCACCCGGCCGCCTCTATGCCGGGGGCGAGGTCCATGCCCGCAACGAGAACGTCGTCATTGACGTCTTCAACTCCCTGCCGCTGGTGACCAGGAAGCGTGTGGCGATTGTCGCCTTCGGGCAGTCGGTCGATACGGACGTGCAGCCACGCGACTTCCTGATCGACGCGCAGGTCGGCACGACCGAGCCGCAGAGTGTCGCCATGGAGAACCTGCGCCGCGCCGAGCTTTCGGCTGTCGCGGGGACGGAAAGCCCGGATCCGGCCTATCCGCCGACGGACGCCAATGTCGTCGTGATCTGCTACGCCCTGCTGGATACCTCGGGAATCGTCTCGATCGAGCAGTGGGCGGCGACGCAGCTTCCGAACCTCCGGCTCGTCTCGAACCGCACGACCGCGCTCGAGGTCTGGCGCGGCCAGATCAGCGGGCAGGTCGATACGCTCAAGACCGACCTCGCAGCCCTCGCGGACCGCCTCAGGCTCTACGCCCTGAAGACCGAT